ACAGGGAGCTCCTCCGCGATCTCCTCAAGCTGCCCGAGGACGTCGAGGTCGAGTTCGACGTCGGGATTGCGCTCTGCGGCGACGGGCTGCCCGACGCAACCCTCGTCGAGCCGATCTACCAGGTCAACACCTACGACGGGATTACCTTCACCTCCTTCCTTAGATGGAAGGTTCACGAACCCAAGGGCCAGGCGACTGATGGCCGAGCTGACAAACTACCTTTGGTTTGACCGCGACGAGGTCGCCGTGTTCCTCGGCGGTCCGTGGCACGGCGTCAGGAGGCCGGTGCCCGAGCAGCCGGACACCTACGAGGCATACGTCCCTGGGTTTGGCAACTACATCTACCGCCGCCGCGCGATCTCCATTGACGAGCACGTTCACCTCGCCTACGCCGCCTGCGACCTGGCCCGTGCGCAGCGGGAGTGGCTCCTCGTCGTCGTACTGAAGCAAGAGGCGTTGGCCTCGGCCGCCCTCGATCGCCTCCAGTCGCTGGTGGTGAAGAATGAGAAGGAGGCGAGGGACTTGAGAGCCGGGCAAGACCGGGCAACGCGGAGGGCGAACGAGAGGGCGGCCAAACTCACCAGGGCCATCGCCGCCGCCGAGAAGCGAGAGCGGGACGCCGAGGCGCGTCGCCGGGTGAGGCCGCCGGACAAGGTCAGGACCGTCAGCTTCCAGGATGGAGGCGACTGATGTTCTTCCTTGGCGGACCACTGCACGGCGACGGTGTGATGCTCGACTGCCAGCTCTTGACCCCGACCAAGTTATTCCGCACCAAGGACGTTGACTGCGAGTACCGACTGGTCCGCATCACCGAAGGCGACAAGGTCGACCACTACGTCTACGTCGCGCTCGGCATCAGTTCCGAGGCCGCGAGGTGGCTGCTGTTCGCCGAACTCGAAAGGCACGGCACCGATCGGCGAAGGGCCCCGAGGGGATGCGGATGAAGGTGGCAAGCCGAATCGTCAGGTTCGAGGAGGAGTGATGGCAGTCTGCCTTTTCCTGTGCGAGTGTGGCGGGGCGAAGGACGAGAACCGCTGGACGATCCTGGAGGTCTTCAATGACTCATGGCTCGTCGTCGGATGCTCCGGCTGCCTCGCCCTTGGAAGGAGGAACCGAAGGAAATGCTTCAGCCTGGAGGTGGACCGCGGCGAGTACGAGGCCGCCCTCCTCGCCGCGGTCAGGAGAACGGAACGGATCGCGCGCCAGCGACGGCGACTGGTCGACGGGCCACGCCGCAAGCACGGAGCATAGGAAGCTCCTTGGTACTGAGATCAACGAGCACGCCGCCGCCCGTCAAGCCGAGTGACGGTTCGGGTTGCGTCGCCCGTCGATGCCTGTTACCCTCGGGGCATGACTCCAGAACAGCTTCAAGAGTGGACCGCGAACCCGCTCGCCTGGATGGCGTACCACTGGCCCGACATGGTGATCGCCCCGCACCAGGCCGAGATCCTCCGGTCGGTCGCCGACACGATCGAGACGTTCTGCCACTCGGGCAACACGACCGGCAAGACGCGAGTCGCCGCCCTGGTCGTCCTCTGGTTCTTCACGACCAGGTTTCCCGCGAGGGTGATCGTCAGCAGCTCCTCGAACCGGCAGCTCAAGAACGCGCTCTGGCCGGAGGTGACCAAGCTGATCCGCCAGGCGGTCCATCCACTCGGCATCCGCGAGACGCACATGCACCTCGGCGTCGTCAACGACGAGACGGGTCGGCCCTACGACGACCACTTTGTCGAGTTTTTCGTCACGACGGACGTCGAGAACTTTCAGGGCGTGCATGAGGCCAGCGATGTTCCGCGAGTGCTCGTCCTGTTCGAGGAGGCGTCCGGCGTCGGCGACGAGTTTTGGGATGCCGCGACCTCGTTCGCGCACCGCATCCTCGTGATCGGGAACCCGCTCAAGACGAACAACTTCTACTACCACTGCTGCAGGCGCGGAGACATCCCGAGTCCCGACGGCAACGGCCTCGCCCGAAGGGTAATCCACGTGGACGCGAAGGCCACCCCGAACGTCAAGGCGGGTCTCGCCTGGAAGGCGACCGGCTGCCACGGCCCGCCACCGATCGTGATTCCCGGCATGCTCACCTTCGGCCAGTACGTCCACCACCTCGCGACCAAGCATCCACTGTGGATTCTTCAGCGCCTCCACGGACGGTTCGACGAGTCGGGTGACTCGCTGATGTTTCCTGTCGACTGGCTCGACAAGGCGGAGATCATGTGGCAGACCGCGAAGCTCCTGCCGCGCGGCCCGTTCGCGCTCGGCGTCGACGTGGCGGAGGGCGGCCGCGACCTGACGTGCTGGTGCGTGCTCGACAAGTTCGGCATCGTGAAGATCATAACGCTCATGACGAAGGACACGACCGTCATCATACCGAAGACGCTGGAGCTGATGGCCGAGTACGACGTCCACCCGAGCCGCGTCGCCTTCGATCGGGGATGCGGTGGCTACCAGTACGCCCAGACGATGCGGTCGCAGGGCCAGCCCGTCAAGGCCATATCGTTCGGCGGCGGCGCGTTCGACAGCAAGACCTACATGAACACGAGGGCGGAGATGTACTGGCGACTGAGGAACACCGCCGACCCGTCGCGATGGTCGAAGGTCGAGGGATCGAACGGCGACGGGGTCGTCTGGGAGAGGTTCTTCTCCTACGATCCTAACGAGTTCATGCTTCGGGAGGAGCTGGCCGTGCCGCCCATCATGCACGACGGCGAGGGCCGACTCAAGATGCTGCGGAAGGACCCCATGCCACGATCGAGGCAGCCGAGCATCAAGGGGTTCCTCGGTCGATCGCCTGACCGGGCCGACGCGGTGGCACTCGCCAACTACGTCCTTCGCGGGCCGTCGAGATCGTGCGGAGCCGTGAGGACGACCCGCTCAATGGTGGCAAAGACGGAGTCCGAGACGAGGATCGAGGAGTCCGCCCTCACTCCCGACGAGGCGAAGAAACGCAGTGAGTGGCGAGCCAGCCTGCGAGATCGAGTCCTCGGGCGAAAGAACCGCCCTTGACAGACCACGCCGATTGCGCCTACCCTGACGGCATGACCGCAAACCCCCTGCGATTCCTCAAGGACTGGCTCCTTTGGCCCTGGCGACGGACTCCGGACGAGAAAGAGACGGCCCGATTGAAGGACGAACTTCGCGCCGCAACCCGGCGCGTGCTCGATCTCGAAGGGCGTCTCAAGAAGCGATCGAAGGAGGTCCTGGGCCTGAAGGTGTCGGTCGACGAGTTGAAGGCGAGGGCGGCATCCTCGGAGATCCAGGTCGGCATCATGGACGCGGCCCTCGGAAAGATGCGAGCCCACTACGACAAGGACATCGCAATAGCGGTCAGACAGAAGGCGGCGGGATGCGAGAATCCACCGCCGCAGAACAAGGGGAGGCAAAGATGAACCTCATCTCCCAGGCGGCCGAGAGAAGCCGGGGCCAGACGTCGGCCATGCTCGCGAACTTCAAGGCCGAGATGTCGCTCGTCGACGGAGTCGGTGGCGGGGCACTCGGGGGCGGAGGCGTCGCGGTCGGACAGAACCAGGGGTTCCTCGACTCCTACAGGTCGGCGGGCAAGAGCAAGTCGCAGTACGGCAGCTTCGACGGCTGGGTCTTCTCGTCCATTCGACCGATCGCTCAGACGATCGCCGGTCAGCCGTTCATGCTGGCGAGGGAGGCGCGAGGCGGCAAGTCGAAGGACTTCACCTTTGGCAAGCTCAGGCGAGACGCCCGCCGCAAGGACTACCTGGCGGTTCCCGAGATGGGCGCGTACTCGCTGCCGTCGTTCGTTCGGCAAGGAATGAAGCGACCGGCGGAAGGACTCGAACTGTTCGAGTCGCACCCGCTGCTCGACGTCCTGCGGAACCCCAATCCGCTCATGACCACCTGGCAGTTCCTGTACGTCATCTCGTGCTCGATGGAACTCACCGGCTGGTCGCACCTCTGGCTGACGTTCGTTGACGGCAAGCGAGTCATCTGGCCACTGCCCACCGGCTGGGTGAGTCCGATCCATCGAGACGGCGTGCCCTTCGCCTTCTGGGGCATCAATCCCGGCGGCGATGGCGAGCCGATCGAGGTGCCGGGCGACGAGGTCGTGCCGCTCCACTACTCCGATCCGTCCGACCTGCTCGGCGCCGTGTCGCCGCTGTCGAGCCAGCAGCGCGCCGTCGTCACCGACCAGGCGATTCAGGAAGCCCAGCAGAAGCTGATGGAGAACTCGATCTGGCCGAGGTACGCGATCATCGCCGGGAACGTCGAGGACCCCGACGGCAACGACGCCGGGCCGCCGCTGCTTGAGCACTGGCAGCGCGACGAGATGTTCTCGCTCATCAAGCAGCTCTACGGCAGCTCAATGAACTACGGCGAGCCGATCATTCTCGACGCGCTCATCAAGGACATCAAGAAGATCGACCGCAACCCGGCCGAGATGGACTTCCGCGACGGCGGCGAGATCACGAAGAAGAGAATCTCGCTCGGGTTCGGCACGCCCGGATTCGTGATGGGCGAGACGGAGCCGAGTAGCCGCGCGGCCTCGGCGGTATCCCGGCAGCACTTCGCCGACTTCACGGTCAACCCCAAGATCGAACTCATCAGTCAGATCCTGTCGGCCTTCGTCGCACCGCGTCTGGCGAAGGGTGGCGAGAAGTTGTTCCTGTGGATCGACCCCTACGAGCCGGAGGATAGGGAGCAGACCAGGCTCGACGTCGAGACGGCCATCCTTGGCAAGGCGATCAACCGCGACGAGATCCGCGAGACGCTGCGAGGCCTGTCGCACCTGCCGCCGCTCGTCAACGGCCAGAACCAGTACGTCGGGATGGCTGAGGAGCTCGTCGAGGCCGAGGCGGTCGACGGAACGGTCAGCAAGTCGGCAGAATCGCAGGGCAAGGCGATCACCTACCGGAAGTCCGGCGAGGAGTACGGCGAGGCTGCCAAGGGTCTGTGGATCAAGACGCAGGCCAAGGCGGAACTGCACTTCGCCGAGGTGGTGCGGAAGCTGTTCGTCCGGCAGCGAGAGTCGATCGTCGAGGCGCTGGGTCTATCCTACCCGTCCATCGACGGGATCTTCGTTCCCGAGGACTGGTACGAGGAGTGGGAGACGGCCATCACGCCGGAGGGAACGCGGCTCGCGATCATCGGCGCCGTCGACGAGCTGATGCTGTTCGAGTCGGCGAAGGCCACCCCCGATCCCTACATCGAGCTTCCCCCCGAGATCGCCCCGGCGGTTCAGGCGGAGGTCAACGCGGCGATGGGCCAGCCCTACTGGCACGACATCCACGCCACGACACAGCACGAGATCGGCGCGACGCTCCAGGAGGGAATCGCGAACGGCGAGAGCCTGTACGACCTGACGGTCCGGCTCGAAGACGACGGCCTCGGGGCGCTGGGCAACGAGCACATCACCGTGCGGTCCACCCGGATCGCCAGGACCGAGTCGACCGGGTTCCTCAACTCCGGCCACCAGGCGACGCAGGATCGACTGTTCGAACAGGGGCAGATCACCAAGAAGCAGTGGCTCACGATCATCGACAACGATACTCGCGGCTCGCACATAACGCTAAACAACGCGAAGGTTGCCGTGAATAAGAATTTCCAGGTAGGGAACTCGTCTGCCCCTTACCCTGGGCATCACGGCCTCCCCCCAGGCGAAAGAATCAACTGCATCTTGCCGGGCACGCAGGTTCAAGGATCATTCATAGCCGCAACCAAAGCCCTCTACGAAGGGAAGGTCACCGAAATCGTAACGCGCTCGGGGCGGCGGTTGTCCGTTACCCCAAATCACCGCGTACTTACCTCGCGTGGATTGATCGCTGCTGGCTCGGTTCAGGAGGGCGATCAGTTTCTCGCTTACAACGGGCATGCTGATCAATCTTCCATGCCCGGAGGCAATTACGTAGACGGCGAGCCAGCCAGAATCGAGGATGTATTTCAAACGATCTTTTCCAGCGTGGCCGCTTCGAGGATGATTGAAGTCGGTCGCGCTGAGGTGGACCACTTCCACGGCGACGGAGTCGGCATCAAGGGCGACATCGAGATTGTAGGGCCCGAGCGGGTATTGCTGGAGCGGGGAGAATCCAGACGCAGCAAGCAAGACGGCGAAGTCGCCTTCGCCCTTGAAGATTTTCCTCTGCCGCAAGTAGTTAGTGATGGCTCGCCGGCATCGCCTTTCGAGCGGGTCGGTGTTTCCTCGCCTTGCCGTCCATGCGGCGGAGCATTGGTTCTCGACCGCCGTCCTGTCAGTCTTGAGGATCTTCCACTTCAGCAGTTCGGCTTCGGACCTGCCTCGAACCTTGACGTTGTTCTCTCTGAGGCGGCGAAGCAGGAGCGGCCTGCTGTAGCCAGATTCACTCGACAACTGCTTGAGGGACACCCCGGAGAGGTATCTCTCGATGAGGTCGTCGAGGTTCGGAACTTCTATACGAGTACCCATGTTCATGACCTCCAATCGGTGTCTGGGTTGATTGTAGCAGAAAACCTCTTCGTTAGCAACTGCAGATGCACCTCGGTAATCGTAGTGAAGTCGGGTTG